AACGACGGTACCATTATTATATCTACTGCAGCGACAGGTGCTGGTACAGTTCTTGCTGATATTGGCACTATTGGTACCGGGACAACTACTGGTTTGGGTCAAACTCAACTTGCACTTTATACAATACCAGCTGGAAAGACTGGTTATCTTACTACTTGGAACGTCGGCGCAGCACCAATGAATAACTCTGTCACAGTTACTTTGTTAGCAAGAGAATTGGATGGTGGCGCACCATTTAGATCAAGAGATATTATGGATACTGTAGGTGGATATAGTACTCAGACTTATGCAATTCCTTTGCATTTTCCAGAAAAAACTGATATTGAAGTGAGAGGCACAGGTGGCAATGGTTCAACTATTTCATCTTCCTTTGATATTGTATTAGTTGATAACGCTATTTAAAAAATAAATCTTATATATATTATAGCGATGCGGAATAATCCGGTCGTAACATAATCTTGCTTGCTCAAAAGGAGATAACAATGACAGGCTTACAACATCTATTCCCGCGGTCATCTTTTGTTGGTTTCGATCATCTATTCAATGAACTAGAGTTCACTGCTAAACATGCTCAAGACCATTATCCCCCACATAATATTATTAAAGCTGGAGATCAAGAATACTTGATTGAGCTTGCTATTGCTGGGTTTACAAAGGATGAAATATCTGTAGAAGTTAAAGATAGAACTTTGACTGTTACAGGGGAACACGTCTCTAAAGGTAGAGAGTTTATCCATCGTGGCATTTCGACAAAGAAATTTAAACGAACCTTTAGGCTGTCCGAACATGTAAATGTAAACGGAGCAGATATTCAGGACGGAATTCTGGCAATTGAATTGCAGTATATAATTCCTGAATCAATGCGTCCTCGTAAAATCAATATTGGTCAAACGGGGAAACAAAATGACACAAGCAATACTAGCAGCCCACAGCTACTCAACGAGGGCAATTGAAACTATCATCGAAGCACTAAGAACTCTTATTCAGCATAGAGCGAATCGCAAAATGATTCGTGCGACTGAAAAAGAGCTCGGCCGACTTACTGATTATGAGTTGGCAGACATTGGACTTTCACGTGGTGAGATTTATCACGTGGCTCGCTCAAATGAAAATTTAAGAGGGTGGGTCTAATGACAACTTTAGTAGCAAACTATGTCTTCTCACCCTTGTCGGGTTTGTGGTCTGCATTCGATCGTTTCATCCAAGTGGTGGGATACTCGAGAGCGGCAGCGGAGCTCGCAAGGCTTGGTTATCAAGAGGAAGCGAAAGCGTGCATGATGCAAGTTGCCAAATTGCGTGACTAAATAACAAAAAATCAGAGGGCGGGAAATCGCCCTCTTAATCACACACACACAGGAGTCTATTATGACTAATAAAAATCCATTCGAAATCCGTGCAGACGTCCTTGCTATGGCAAAGGACTATATGGATAAACAAGTAGAACTAAATACAGCTTTGTTTGCCCAAATGGTAGAAGCTGGTAAAAAAACTATTGAAGAAGTCCCAACAATGTATACGATGGAAGAGCTTCAAGAGAAGGCGAAAGAAATGTATTCCTTTGTTGCTGAGAAAAAATAATGAGAACTTTTTTAAAATATTTCGTATAAAATAAAAAGGGGGTTTACAACCTCCTTTTTTTATGGTAGAATATACCAAACGGAGGTAATCATTTGGAATTCTATACATCAGTAAATCGTTACGGCAATTCTATTTTGTACCGTGGCTATACCGCTAACGGTAGCGCTATTCAAAATAAAATTAAATTTGCTCCTACGTTATATCGTGCATCTCAAAATAAGTCTGAAATAAAGTCTTTATTTGGCCATGATTTAGTGCCTGTAAGAGGTATTAATAGTATGCGCGATGCTAAAGAATATGTTGAGCAATATAAAGATGTAAATGATGTTAGCATATTTGGTACAACAAATTATATTCATCAGTTTATTACAGAAAAATTTCCAACTAATATTGATTTTAATATTAAGCATATTAATGTTGTAAACTTTGATATTGAGGTGGCTTCAGACAACGGATTTCCAACGCCAGAAGAAGCAGCTTATCCAATTATTTCCATTGCACTAAAATCTAGTAAGTCTTCAGTCTACCAAGTCTGGGGATTAGATTCATATGATCCAGCCAAGTGTGATATTAATTTATATGGTGATCAAATTCAATATCACCATTGCAATTCTGAAGAGGAATTGCTAGCAAAGTTTCTTGGTTATTGGACTAAAAACTATCCTGATGTAATTACTGGTTGGAACTCTCGTTTCTTTGATATTCCATATCTTGTAAATCGTATTACATTGATTGGTTCAGAAACAGCCGCAAGACGCCTTTCACCTTGGAATATGGTAAATCCACGTGATGTAAAGAAAATGCAAAGGATCTTACCAGCATATGAAATAGTTGGAATTCAACAGGCAGATTATCTTGAATTATTTCAAAAGTTTGGTTACTCATATGGTGCTCAAGAATCTTATAAGCTTGATCATATTGGTTATGTTGTTCTTGGCGATCGTAAGCTATCATATGAAGAACATGGTAATCTATATACTTTGTATAAAGAAGACCACCAAAAGTTTATTGACTATAACATTAAAGATGTTCAGTTAGTAGATCGCATTGATCAGAAAATGGGCCTTATTTCTTTGGCTTTAACTATGGCGTATAAAGGTGGCGTCAATATTAACGATACATTTGGTACTACTAATATTTGGGAATCAATTATCTATCGCCGGCTATTAAGTAAGAATGTTATTTGTCCAGTCGATCAGATTAAAAAAGTTCCATACTCAGTCCTTGGCGCGGATGGTCGTGATGCAGCTGCAGGAAAACCCGGCAGCATTGCCGGTGGTTATGTAAAAGATCCACAGGTTGGCTCTCATGACTGGGTAGTATCATTTGATCTTAATTCTCTATATCCAAATATTATTGTTCAACAAAATATTTCGCCTGAAACGCTTATTAAAGATTACACTAAACGTTTTCCACAAGGTGTAGATTATTATCTTTCTGAACATGATCGTACAAAGCAAGTTAGTGATACGTATGCTCTTGCCTCATCTGGCGTGCCCTATGACAGGACAAACCAAGGTATTATTCCTGAATTAATTGTTGACTACTATGCTGAACGTTCAACTATTAAACGCCAAATGCTTGATGCGCAATCTGCATATGAGAAAACAAAAGATAAATCTCTTCTTTCTAAGATTAACCAAGCTGAAAACAATCAGATGGCCATTAAAATCTTGCTTAACTCTTTATATGGCGCTCTTGCTAATAAGTACTTTAAATATTTTGATAATGCACTGGCAGAATCTGTTACACTTACTGGCCAGACTGTTATCAAGTGGGCCGAGCAATGTATGAACAAAGCCATGAACGATATTACAAAAGCAAATAAAGATTATATCGTTGCAATTGATACTGATTCGATCTATGTCAATATGGGTCCTCTTATTGAAAAGTTTAAACCAAAAGATCCTGTTAAGTTTTTAGATAAAATATGTAAAGATCATTTTGAAAAAGTTATGGCAAAATCATATGATGAGTTTTTCTTTATCATGAATGGCTATACTCCTCGTATGGAAATGGCTCGAGAAGTTATTGCTGATCGTGGCATATGGACAGCAAAGAAAAGATATATTCTAAACGTACATAACTCTGAAGGCGTACAGTTCGCCGAGCCCAAACTCAAGATGATGGGTATTGAAGCTATTAAGTCTTCTACTCCTGAAGTAGTTCGCAATAAATTTAAAGAAGTGTTTAAAGTAATCATAAATAGTTCTGAATCTGAAACTCAAGCATTTATTGCTGATTTTAAACAAGAGTTTAATAGCTTACCACCAGAAGCAGTAGCATTCCCGCGCGGTGTAACAGCTATAAACAAATGGAAAGATAGTAAACTAATATACACAAAAGGTACACCAATTCATGTTCGTGGATCTCTGCTATATAACAACCGGCTTAAGCAATTAAATTTATCTAAACGTTATGAGTCAATTAAAACTGGTGAAAAGATTAAGTTTATTTACTTAAAAGTTCCGAATCCTACAAAAGAAAATGTTGTGTCATTTCCTGGGGTTTTGCCTAAAGAATTTGGTTTACAACAGTATATAAACTATGATATAATGTTTGAGAAGACGTTTATTGAGCCGCTAAAACCAATCCTTGATGCTATGGATTGGACGCATGAACCGGTAGCAACCTTGGAGGAATTCTTTGTATAATGTATTCTTTGACTGTATTCACCAGTAGATTTGATAATAAAACAGATAAAAGATTTGATTTTGAAACGTGGGATAAATTTTCAAAGTTTTTATTTAAATTGTATGAAAGACCATTAAAGGGAAAAACTGATGCAGAACTTATATCACCGGCTGTTTATAATATTGGCACGACTAGAGCCAACAAGAATGTATTGGCTTGGTCAGGTTGGTGCGCTGTTGATGTTGATGATTGGACACCTGAAGGAGATTTGAATGATACCCTTATCGATAAGTTTGGCCTATGGGACTTCATTTGCTATAGTACTGCTTCTAGTTTGGAAAAACTACCCAAGTTCCGGCTTGTATTTAGACTTGATAGAAATATACACCAAGATGAAATCAAGCACTTTTGGTGGGCCCTCAACACTGAACTTGACAGCATCGGAGATCGCCAAACTAAGGATCTCAGCAGAATGTATTATGTCCCTGCGAATTACAGTGGTGCTTTTAACTTTATTTTCCGGAATACTGGTATTCCTATTGATGTGGACGAGCTACTTGCTCGACATAAATACGATGATAAAAGAGATTCCGGAAATTTTCTCGACCGTCTCCCAGATGAATGGCGAAAACAAATAATTGAGCACCGTAAAAGTTCATTAGAGAATACTGAGTATAGCTGGTCTGGTTATTATGATTGCCCGTTTTGGCCAAAGAAACTAGCGTCAGATTATATGACAATAAACAATAGTGGATGGTATCATAAAATGTATCAGATTATGATTGCTGTTGCAGGCAGAGCTTTAGAAAAAGGCTATCCTATTACATCTAAAGAAATTGAAGACTTATGTCGTGCATTTGATAATGATACCGGCCGGTGGTATGAAAATAGAGCTATTGAAAAGGAAGCAAATAATGCTTTGGAATACGTTTATAGAAATGGAGTGTTTTAATGTTACCAGATGAAATGGAAGCTGAGAAGAACCGAAAGATTATTTTGGCGCAGGCTAATAGAATAGATTTACTTGAAAATAATGTGCATCAATTGCAAGAGCAATTGCAAAATGCTTATAAGCGAATTGATGAATTGGGCCCACCAAAGGAAACTGTTCAAATTGATCGCAATTATCCTTGGGCGCCATACGATATAGGACATCGATAAAATGATAAAATATATTTTTGATGTAGATGGTACGCTAACGCCGTCCCGGCAACGTATGGATCCTGAATTTGAATTTTGGTTTAAAAAGTTTACATCAGTGACAGATGTGTATATTGTTACTGGCTCAGACAGAGAAAAAACTATAGAACAATTAACGCCTGAGATTTATAATAATTGTCAGCGCGTATATCAATGTTCTGGTAATGACGTATGGGAGCAGGATAAACATATTCGATCTAACCATTGGGATATGCCAAATAACGTTCGCGCAGATTTAGAGATTATTTTAAAAGAGTCAAAATTTTATCAAAAAACTGGTATCCATTTTGATGAGCGCCCAGGCCTTGTAAATTTTTCAATTGTTGGTCGAGGATGCAATTTAGAACAACGTAGCATGTATAAACAATGGGATGAGCATAAAAACGAACGTGTATCTATTGCAGATAAAATGTCTAAAAAATATTCAGATATTAAATTTGAAATTGCTGGAGAAACAGGCATAGATATTACACCACCTGGAGGCGATAAGTCTCAAATTTTAAAAGACTTTGATATGAGCAACGACGAAATTTATTTCTTTGGTGACAACTGCGAACTTGGTGGTAATGATCATTCACTATATAATAAGCTATACATTTATGGCGGATTAGTTTATCATGTAAAAGATTGGAAAGAAACATGGAACATTCTAAAGGGACAGTAGGTTTTACTGCATCTACATTTGATTTGCTACACGCTGGTCATTGCTCAATGCTTCGCGAAGCCAAGGAGCACTGTGATTATTTAATTTGTGCTTTACAAGTAGACCCATCTGCAGATAGAAAAGACAAAAACTCACCAGTTCAAACATTAGTTGAGCGTTGGATGCAATTGCAAAGCGTGAAATATGTTGATGAAATTATTCCATATCAAACTGAAGAAGATTTAAAAGATATTTTACAAATGTTTGATTTAGATTTACGTATCATTGGCCAAGAATATAAATCAATGAAGTTTACTGGACGCGATATTTGTTCCCAGCGTAATATTGAAATTTATTATAATAAAAGAGATCACAGATTTTCTACATCTGATCTACGGAAACGAGTTTATGAAACGGAGAAAACAAAATGAAAATTTTAATCATTGGCCATGGTTTTGTAGGACAGGCTGTCGATTATGGTTTCCAACATCCAGCTATTGAAAAAACTATTATTGATCCAAAATATGGAACAACAATAGATGATATTGATCAAACAAAATATAGCGTAGCTTTTATTTGTGTACCTACACCAATGGGCAACAACGGCCACGTAGATTATTCTATAGTAAGAAATGTTCTTAGCAAATTATCGGATAATATGGTTATTATTATAAAATCAACTATTACTCCAGACTTTTTTGATTTGTATAGTAATGCAGAGTTTTTAGTTTACAATCCGGAATTTTTAACCGAAAAATCAGCAAAAGAAGATTTTGTAAATCCTCCTTTCCATATCTTCGGCGGCTCAGATTTTTCTACTAGCTATGTAGAAAAACTATATGACAATTATAGTTTGTGTAATCCTTGTTCGGTATTTAAAGTAAGCCACAAAGAAGCGAGTCTAATTAAATATGGCATCAATAATTTCTTATCTATGAAAGTTACATTCTTCAATCAGTTATATGACTTAGCTCAAAAAGAAGGTGTAAACTTTAATAAGATTTCTCGGGCAATTGGATCTGATCCACGGATTGGTCAATCACACACTAAGGTTCCAGGATTTGATGGTAAACAAGGTTATGGCGGAGCGTGTTTCCCAAAAGACACTTCAGCACTATTTAATTACGATAGCGGGTTTACAATCATTGAAGAATGTATTAGAATTAATAATAAGTATAGATCTCAATACGAATTAGACGAAAGAGAGAAAGAACAAAATGTCAATTATGGACAAACTGAAGAAAAACAGTAAAATCAAAACCTCTGAAGTCCTTGCTGACTCTAAGTTTTTTACAGAAGTAGATATGACACCAACTGATGTGCCTATGATTAATGTAGCGCTTTCAGGTTCAGTAGATGGAGGATTAGCTCCCGGCTTGACAGTTTTAGCCGGACCATCAAAACATTTTAAAACATCCTTTGCTCTTCTAATGGCTGCAGCATATCTTAAAAAATATCCAGAAGCTGTGATGCTATTCTATGATTCTGAATTTGGTTCGCCACAATCATACTTTGAGCAATTTGATATTGATACTTCTCGTATCTTACATACGCCTATTGCTAATGTAGAAGAACTTAAATTTGATTTAATTGGCCAGCTTGAAGAAATAGATAGAAACGATAAAGTAATTATTGTAATCGATTCTATCGGTAATCTGGCATCTAAGAAAGAATTAGACGACGCTATTAATGAAAAATCAGTTGCTGATATGTCACGTGCTAAAGCCTTAAAAGGTTTATTTCGCATGTCCACGCCATATCTTACAATGAAAAACATTCCTCTAATTGCTGTAAATCATACATATATGGAGATTGGTTTATTTCCCAAGGCAATTGTTGGTGGCGGAACTGGCATATATTATAGTGCAGATAATATTTGGATTCTTGGTCGCCAACAAGATAAAAAAGGCACAGAGATCCAAGGCTATCATTTTGTAATTAATGTAGAGAAAAGTCGTTACGTTAAAGAAAAATCTAAGATTCCTATTACAGTGTCTTGGGATGGTGGTGTTCGCAAATATTCCGGCCTGCTCGATTGTGCTCTTGCTGGTGGTTATGTTACTAAGCCCTCAAATGGTTGGTACGCTTCAGTTGATCAAACTACTGGAGAAGTTGGAGCTAAAGTTCGTCACGACAAAACTTTAGAAAAAGAATTTTGGACACCAATTTTTGAAAATACAGACTTTAAAACTTTCCTAAATAAGCAATATAGTATTGGACACCAATCCTTGGTGGACATGGAAGATATTGTTGAGGAAGCATGACTAAATTTAAAATGATTTATCCACCGGGAGGGAGTTCTTACGGATTTCCAAAGGCTATGCCTGTGCATATTAATCCAAAAACTCCTGACTTTGATAATTTTTTAAAAAGTAATGGGTATCCATCCCATAAAATATCAATTGCAAATGAATTCAGTGAAACTTGGAGTGTTGACAGTAATGATAGAAAGCATAGATTATGAGTTAATTCCTGTTGAGGATGAAGAGCATTGGAACGTCAGAATCAAAACTGGCGACTTTATTGAGACGGTTTTTCAATTTGGTGCTTTAGAATTAAATAACGATATAGACAGTATGACTTTTAATTTTGATATTGTCTATACACCAGATGATACGCTAAATACCGAAAATATTGGTTTACAAAATCACGTCGGTATGATATTATCATCTATATTAGAATCAGCTATAGGTCATCCTCAAGAATGAATATTAATATTGAACAAACAGTTTTACGTAATGTTCTTACTAACGAAAAGTTTATGCGTAAAGTGTTACCCTTTATCAAGCCTGAATACTTTGAAGGTGTCTATAGACAACTCTTTAAAGAGGTTGGAAAGTATGTTGCAAAATATAATCGGCTACCAACTATGGAATCGTTTAAGATTGAA